CTCAAAACTATTCTGCGCAAAAATTGAGGGAACCGTTCGGTTTCCCGGTCGGGGGTGCAGACTTTTTGACCGCCCCCCTATTGGGACCTGTACCGACTTTGTGCTCTCAGTCTTTCGGCCAGGCTCTTGCCGTCGTGGCACTCCTCGCAGAGTCCTTGGGTGTTAATCTCAATGTCCAGACCACCTTCGGACAACGGCACGATATGGTCTCGCTGAGTAGCTCGTGACACACGCCCATCTCGCTCACACAAAACGCAAAGTGGATTACTTTTAAAAAGCTGCTCTCGAAAAGCCTGCAGCTTGCGCCCTGTAATGCGCTTGGTCGCTGTAGGCTTCGCCTGCCAGATTGGCTTTGGATGCTTTTTGCACCGGCCTGAGCCGTCAGACACTAATGCGCCACACCCTGCTTTCGTGCAAGGCTTTGGGGGAGACGTGGGCATTGGTTAACTCGAAACAAAACCCGAAGCGGGGGTCTCATGGCGATTAAACACATGACGCTTCGGGTTTCTATCTGTTAGCTCAGTGCTCACGCACCAAAGCCACAGAATGCCTGAAATATAGCAGTAAACAGGAAAACCCAAAATTCATTTGTGCAACCGAGAAAGCGACTCAAACCGCGCACGAGCCGCTTTTAAAGCCGCGGCACGGTCTTCAAAGATACGCTGCAGGTCACGGTGCGCTTGGTTGATCCGCCGTCTTATCGCGTCGATACCCACACCAAGCCGCGACTCAAGCACAGCTTTTGAATCGTCCGACAAGTACACCTCATGCAACGTGCGCTGCGCGCTTTGGTCGAGCTGGGCAATAGCGCTATCGGTATCCGACGCCTCCACCGACAACACTGGCACACCATCGTAGCCGCCACCACTCACCGCCTCGCGCCACATCGGTGCACAACCGCCGCTGCGCCCACCATGCCCACCCAACTTCCACTGCGCCCAATTTCTGAGCCTGCGCTCGATCTCAGGTATTTTTGACATTTGAATCTCCAGTTATTGATTCGGGTGTTGGCATCTCAATCAACCAATCCACAGGCAACCCAGCCGACACCACATCGTATAAACGATGCACCGATCCCAGGGCAGGGTCAGGCGTGCCAACCCACAGCGGACCCTCGACCGCAAAGAAGTACCCGGGCTGACCAGTCATCCCGCGCTTGATGCAGTCATTAACAAACGCGGTGCCATGCAATGCGCGGCGCTTGGCCACTTCTGCAGCCACCTTGGGCATGGCTTCAGGCATCCAGTAATACTTTGACTTTTTGTTATCTGTAGCAGGTGTCACAGGGTTATTTCCTTTTTAATATACAGGGGTAGGTTCGCGCGCAGCGCGGACGGGCGCACGCACCCGCCTGTCCACACACACATCACGAGATACACAGGCATACCAATCACACAAAAATTTAGGCAAAGTTATTCCCTGCCAAGAACTAGCAAAAACACACTCAATTTATAGGCTGTAGATTTATAGGAAGTCGTGTGTGACACCTGCTACAGCCGCTCTGGTTTGGGCCTCACATGCGCAGCACAACGGACTTGCGCCGCCAAACCATGCAGCGGGATTGCATATAGCCCCTCACGCCCTGACTGATAGGTTTAAAACGGAATGTCATCGTCGTCTCCATTGTTTGGATTGATAGATGAAGGGCTTACGCCCGTCGTCGGCTTTTGTGATTCCGAGACGGATGCCCGCTCATTCACAACCGCACCCCAATTGACAGGCTTCACGTACACGCGCACGACCTTGCCCGCCAATCTTTTTTGCTTAACAACCCAGCCCATGCGCCGCATGGCCGAGCCAATCTCTTGCTGCAGCGTGGGAGTGACCGAGTCAACACCCTTGCCCGTGAGCTTCATCCCAATCTCGGCGGTTGTCCACTCCGACTTAGATGCCCAATCACCCACTTCGTTGCCCGCCAAATGGAGCAATTGTTCGTATATGGGTGATATGCGCGTATGGCGCTCTTGCTCGGGCTTAAACAGCACACTCTCTTGGTCGTAGGTGGGGTGATAGCTCTCACCCCCTTTAACCGCAGCCAACGCCTCAGCAAACAGCTGAAAACGAACACTGCGAACATAGTCGTTATCGATCAAAAGTTTCGTCACCTCGACCACCCAAAAGCGCCGAGATCCCGTCGGGTCACGCAAAGGCGTGTCGTCATTGGTGGATCCACAAAACACACATTGGCGGGGATGATCTGTCACCACCTTGCCAAACGGCGGGCGGTACCGGTCCACTTGCTGCGTAATACACGCCTTAACATCGTTGATCTCACTGCGATTCAATCCTGCTAATTCGGCAAACTCCACAAACCAGCGCCCAGCCAATGCCAGCCCCATATTTGCCGCGTCGTCTAGTTTGAATTTATTGTCGGAGAAGTATGCGCCGCCCAAAATCGAGAACAATGTGGACTTACCCGCGCCCTGGTCACCCTTAAGCACAAAGCAATAATCGAATTTGCAACCGGGGTCAGTAACACGCGCCACAGCGCCCATGATGAAGTAGCGACCCACCAGCGAGATGTACTCGCGCATCTTGGGGTCTAAGGCTTCAGAATTGGCGCAAACAGCCTTAATAAGCCATTCATCTAAGCGCTTGGTACCGTCCCATTCGAGGCTCTCCAAACCATCGCGGACAGGGTGGTAGCTGTTAACCGATGCCGCCAAGCCCACAGACTCATGCAGCGTGGCCGAGCCCACAGATGGAAAAAAATGCGTCTTGCACAAATAGTCACCAAGGTGCAGCGAATCAAAGTCCACCCACTCGCTCATTTTGGCTTTGCCAATAGCACGTCCGCGCCATGGCAAATCGCGCAGCACATCCACCCGGTTGGAAAATAAGTTGTACTTCACGGCACCCGCAAACGCCGGGTCATGACGCAAAGCCGCCGCCACGTTTTCGCGTGTTGGCTTAATCGCGCCCTCTTTGCTACGCTGCAAAAAGCCCGTCCACTCCAGTTCTGCAGGCAACGCAGGCGCAAAACCCTCTTCCAATTTTGTCACCCGCGTAAGCCCAGCGTCGCGCGAAGCATCCTCAACAACTGGCTTTGCAGACGCAACCTCGTCCAACACCTTATCAAGGCTCCATCCAGCATCAATCGCATCCGCGCAGTCCCACCCATCAGGTAGCGTGCCGACGGGCGGCAGCGGAATCATTGACACCGCGCAGCCCAAACCCAACAACGCCTGAGCAACCTTATTCATCGCCTTTTGGCCTGCCTGCACATCAGCAGGCAAAAACTCAGTCGTGCCACGCTTGATCTTGCTGTCCGCATCGGGCCACAAAATGCACGTGCGCCCAGCTAGCGGCGTCCAGTCGATCTTGTCAGCTGCAGGCGTCCCACCAACCCAGCTCACCACGTCATAGTCGAAGGCTCCGTTTTCTACCAAGAATGTGTCCAGATTGAGGGCGCACTTCTCACCCTCCACCACAATCACGGTACGCTCACCAATCAGCGTTTGAGCTGTTGGGCGGTACACAGGGCGAGGCTTAGACCACACCCACCACTTCCACTCTAGGGCACCGGTGGCCGTGTTGCGCCACAGCGTATGCGGCATGGGTGCTTTACCACCGTCGCTCTTTTTAAAGCGGTAGATGTAACCCAACACCTGCGCAGCATCACCGTAGTAGGTATAGACCGCGTCCAGATTCATACCACGATACGGGTGCGCCTTATGCGGCTGGGGAGCATCGGCAGGCACAGGGCACACCAACTCATAGCCAACATGATCGTCTTCGGCTTTGTCTTCCTTTTCATCTGCACCCTTGAAAGCCGCCACAGGCGCGGCTTTCGGTTTGGCATACCCGCCAGAGCTTGCTGGTAGCGGCTTGCAGCCTGTTATATCTGCCAGTTGCTTACCCGCTTCAATTTGTGTGAGACCATTGATCGCCGCATAAAGGCTAATCATGTCCCCGCCAGAATCACCGCTCGCACCATGCATCCAGCGGCCAGCAGCAGCGCCCGATGTACTCACCGACCAGCTATCGCCAATGCCGCCGCTCTTAGTGCTAGGCGCAAAAAAGTTATGGCCGCTTCGCGTGCCGCCGCCAAACCACTGGCTGGCATAACCCGCCACGTCAGACAGCAGCGCGGCATTGATCGCCTCAAAGTCAAGGCGCTCGAATTGCTTAGGTGCGGTCATGCGATCAGCCTCTGTTGTGCGTGCTGGCTGATCAAAGCTGCGCTGCACGCCGGGTTTAACCACATCACTTCACGGGAGACGCTGGTACCCCGATGTGCAGACTTGCGAGCAGCAACCTCCACCTTCGCCCAACCAATCAACTGCGCGTCGTAAAAGTCAGATGGGTATCCGCACAGCATCACCATGCCGGATAGCTTCTTTAACGCCTCGATCAGTCCAACGTGCTGATCATTCGTAAGTTCGTGGCGGTAGAACTTATTGCCTGAAGTTGATCGGGTTTCATGCAAATACGGTGGGTCTACAAAATGCAGCGTGGTAGGCGTATCGTGCTGCAGCATCACATTTACAGCAGTCCTGTTTTCAATCAGAACGCCCGTGAAACGAGCGCCAACGGCGGCAAGTCCATCAGGGTACCGAGCCCAATTCGCCATAGCCGTGCCGTATGTCCTGTCAGTGTCAATCCTGAACCCCGTAGTGCCCTTTGTTGCCCCAGCCGAGCCAAACCCCATTGATGCCCGAACAACCAAGCGTCTGGCCCGCTCAACGGGTTCATCAGTTTCCTGATACGCCAACTCAAATTCCGCACGTGCATAAGGCGTCATGGCACATGCATCAATCAATTGCTGCCGCGTTTCTGGGTCTCGCACTACGCGAAAGAAGTTGACCACTTCACCATCCAGGTCGTTGTAGACCTCGGCATAGACGCGCGATTTTTGAAGCAGTACTCCAGCCGCGCCGCCAAATGCTTCAACGTATTTGGTGTGCTCGGGCATATGGCCAATAACCCATGGGGCAAGCCGAAACTTCGCGCCGTGGTACCGGAATGCAGGGCGGCTTACATGCGTCAAAACAACGCCCCTTGATCTACAACAGGCAAGCCAAGCAGCACCTGCCGTTTGCGCGTATCCGTTGCCATCATGCACCCCCACACATCCGAAACATCGCCGCGCTCAGCACCGCAGAAGCCTTTTGGTCTGTAGGCGCAGCGACCTCAACAGCCGCTTGCTTGAGCGCGTACAGAGCCAAAGGCTTAGAAACATTGGCCAGATGGCGCACACCCCGCACATCAACCTCTTCGCGCTCGACCATGTGTCGCAGCGTCGATTGCACAGCGCGGCGGCTCATGCGGGACCGAGCAAACACTTCGCGCCAGGTCACACCCTCAACCGCCTCGCCCACGGCACCCAAATTGCGCAGGACTTGCCGCACGGCTTGCGTACCCTCTCCAACTGATCTGCCAGGCCTCTTTGTCGTTGTCATTGTTAGATCCCGGGGCTTATCGGCACGAAAAATACTTGCTAACCAAGTACTTGATTGGAGCGGTATCGCCTGTCACCTCGATATACTTTTCAAGGTCTTCGGTAGAAAACCTACTGGTGTCTTTGGGTTGTGGGTTGAGTTTGCGAGACAAAACAGATGTACTCAAACCCATATCTAACGCCAAAGATTTCAAAGTGCGCTTTTGTAAAGTAACCCGATAAGCCACATACTCTCGCAAACTATCAAACTGAAAAATAGTCGCCTCAGCACCAACTGCATCCATATCAACCCCTTGATAAATTTAAAATTATTCGTCGTCGCCAAACAGCTTGTCGGCGGCTTGCTGGTTTTGCACCATTCGGCAATAGGCACGTCGCAGCATCTCCAACTCAGAGCGATCAACGCAAACACGGTCAGCAGACACCAACTTGAAGCCCAAGTGGTGCACCACCACCATCACATCCTCTAGCCTGTCGTTTTTGATGCGCGAGATTTCGCTTTCAGATTTCCCCGTTGCTGCCGACAAAGACACACCCGTTCCAGGGGCTTGCATGGCCTGCTAGACACGCGCCACCGCGTTTCTAGCTCTTTCAAAGGGAGACAGGCACACTTGCGACATGGATCAAACAATCACATCAAAAAACAGGACTAGGGGCATGGCAAATAAAACCACACCCCTAGCCCCAAAGGTCGGCACCAAGGCCGACAGGAGACTCCCGCAAACGGGCGAGCGCCCCAAAGCTCTGCTAGATAATGGAGGTCTCACCCAACCACCGCCAACAAAACCAAGGAGCGCTCTAAAAATGTCACTAACACTTGCCGACACGCACGCCAAAACACAGGCGATCACGCTCGCCCTACAAAGCCTTGTAGGCGTTTTGAGCGATGAGCAATATGCGGCTTTCATGAAAAACTGGCAGCGGAATCAGGCCGCGCTTAAGAACCTAGCAACGAGCAGCGCTCAATCTGCGCCAACTCCTGAACTTCTTGCAGCCAAGAGCCAGATAACTGCTCAGCTGGAGCGCATGGATCAGCACTTGCACGAGGCGCGGAACATGCCGATGAAGCCGTTTTGATTGATTCACTCACAAGAAACCCCTTTTAGTAATTAGAAAAATGAAAAATGAACACTTACAAAATCAAATTGACAAACTCAAAGGCGAGGCTATTGCCCAGACGCTGATGCACAACGCACTGCTGAGCGCCCTTGCCGAACACAACGAGCCGGGCTTTCGATCAGTCGTGGCTGCGATTCAATCCGCCGACGAATACTTGCGGCCAAAGCTTTCGCCTGAGCTGCAGCACGGCTACGGGCTGGAGATTGACGGCGCGATGCTGTTTGCAGCTGACGAGCTAATGACAATCTCAAGCAATTCAACGACATAAAAACACCCTTAAAAGAAAAAAACCTATGACAAACCAAGATATGCAAAACCAAATCGACCAACTAAGTGGTGAAGTTATTGGGCTCCAGATGTGCATAAACGCATTGCTGATTGCCTTCTCGCAATCCAATCCGCAAGGCACTGATGTTGTTCGGGCGAAATTGCAGACAATGCACGATGCGTTTTGCCCAACCCTAGACCCAAAGCATCAACCCGGCTTTGGCTTGGTTGTAAAAAGCGTCCTGAGCTTTGCAGAGAGTGCTTGACAGACACACGGCGGCACACCAGAAGCCTACTAACAGATGTCGATTTCATTGCGCGACACCCTCGGAAGCCGTAGCTGTTGGCAACGCCGCGCCGTTAAGTCGGTGGTAGGCGGCTTCGACGCGATCGGCAATCGTGCGGGGCAGCTCGTCAGGCCAAGCCGAAACGGCCTGCACCGTAATACCAATGGCCTCAGCCGCCAAGCGGTTTGTGCCACCGAGAAGTTGGAGTGCTTTTTGTTTGTTCATGACGATATTTTAAACATACTTAAAAGAAAAATGCAAATATATTTAAAAAATAAAAAAAGGCGCACATGAACACCTACGGCGAAAGACTAGAAAAAGCACTGAAAGACTCTGGTCGGGACAGAAAGTGGCTTGCTGACAAAATCGGCATTACAGTGCAAGCGTTAAGCCCACTAATGGCTGGTAAAACCGTCGCCCTGACTGCTACAAACCACGAAAAAGCAGTTGCAGCCCTAAAAGTTGACGGGTACTGGCTTGCAAACGGCACACCGCGCCCCACCGACCCTTTTGCTAACCCCGCGCCACCTTTGTCAAACGTGTACCAAATCCGAGAGGCAGGCAGCTACTATGGCAAGCCGAAGATTGTGGAGGCGATCAAGATACTAGAGGGCCTGTCAGACGAGGCGCTGCTAGAGGCCGTCTATTGGCTCAGAGGCTTCGCGGCAGGCAAAGAAAGCGAAAAAAAGTCCGAAGCCACCCTGCCAAATCATCCCGTTCCCACTGCACCTGGTGCGGCGGGGTAGTCCTCCGGAGGCTTTTTGCGCCAGCTCTCAAATCCGTTAGTGCCACACCACAGACCCCAAAAAAAAGAAAGCAAAACATGCAGATAGAAATAGAAACGGCCACTGCAGTCAGTATCTTCACCTTCTGCGCCGGCACCCTCTTTGGACACCGCCTTGCATTGTGGCGGGATAAGCGTAATGACTTCAACCGTATCGCACAGCCACTCAGGGAAATACTTATGCGAGAGCGATCCATGCTGTCTACAACTCGGGAGGGTCTTAGTTTGATCGACGCTGATCGGATAGAACACGTCTTGCCTAGGAATCAAAGGAAGAGATTCCGCGCGGATTGGGAGGCTTACAAAGACGCCAAGAGCCAGCAATACCAAGACCCATTGGGTCAACCGTTTTATAAAAATCATGAACTCATCCTTTCAAAGATTGATGGCCTGTTGGCCTACACAGAACCTCGTTAACCTATGCCACACCTCAGCTACAGGTAGGCGACGTGATCACCCCAAATATAAAAAATCATGAAACGAAACTTTGATCTCATTCGAAAAATTATGCTCGACGCAGAAGCCATGCCTGCCGGCTCTTTGCCCTTTAGCCTTGAATATCCAAACGAATACTCACCAGAGGAAGTCAACGCGCACGTTGCCTTACTTAAAGATGCCGGCCTTTTAAATGCCAGCATTGCAAGTTACGTTGAAGGCGGCGGCACGCACGTCATTGACGGGCTGACTTGGGACGGGCACAATTTCGCCCAAGCTGTCGCGTCTGCTTCCATATGGCAAAAAGCATTTTCAATCGTAAAAACAAAGGGAGCTGCAATGACTTTTGATGTTTTAAAAGCTCTTCTGGCGAAGTTGGCACTAGAGGCCGCTGGTGCATGATTCGAGCGCTACAGTCTAGCCTCACATAAGGCGTGATGTCGCAGGCAAAAGAAACCCCAACGACCAATTCTTTTTTACTCATAGTTAAGCCCCTTTAGCCCGCACCATGCGGGCTTTTTTTCGTCCAAAAAGCGACATTGCCCTAGGACTTACCCTGATTATTGCACATTTTTTTAAATATGCTTGTATTTAATTTAAATATGCTTTAACATTAAGACCTCGACAACAACAAAAGGGGTTTCAATGTCAGGTAACAAAAGTCAGGGGCTGCTACCCAAAGGACACACAGTCCGTGCGCCTTTTTCACGCATGTTTGACCGCTGCCAAGGCTGCGAGGATTGCCTAACCGCAGAAGAGAGCAGCGCACGCTTTGCAGCAATGCTTGTCCGCGAGCAGGCTAAAACGGACCAGCTCCGTCAAGCGATTCAGGTGGCGCAGGACGTGGCATATCAGGAATACGGCGTCGCTCACGTGGAAGTCTCTCCAGCATGAGCGCGGCAATTGCAATCACATCGTCATTGGTGTATTTGCCAGAGCCAAAAGCGCTTTGTGCTGCGGCCTCAGCTGGGCGTAGTGTGTCGCGCACATCCATAAACGCTTCTAAGTCCTCGACTGTTAGGCGCGATTGGTTTTGCTCAAGCCAATTTTGGAAAACATCGTCTTTCATCCTGATCCCCTAGGAGTTTTAAATGTCAGATTATGTACGACCAAAAATAACATTCATCGCGGCGCTGGCAATTGCCACCAGTGCGGTCTTGTCAACAGTGGCGCAAGCGCAGGAGGCTGTGCCCAGCAAACCAGACACGATTACCGTGGGACCATGCTTGATTGGCTCAGTGACCGAGCATCTTGAGCATGGCGCCATGCGGGTCAAGTGGACGCAGTCGAGCGCCATCGAGTGCGCCAAAGACCCTGCACTCACCCAGTACACCCGAGCTATGGCCGCTGACATAACCAGCACGGCATTAGGTTTAAACCTGTCTGGCGGTGCATTGGTGGAGGCTAACCCGCTCGGGCTTGCTGGCGGCTTGGTGCTCAAGGTGGGCGGTTATGTGGCGCTGCGCATGACCGAGCCCAGCCTAGGGCGCACTCGCTTTGCTGCCAAGGCCAGCGCAGTGCAATGGGGCGCCACGGCTAACAATTTGTGTTTATTGGTTGGTGCTGCTGCGCCGGTCTGCATCGCCCTTGGTTTGGCGGTAGGAGTCGATCAATGGCCTTAAAGAGCAATCTCAAGCCGTACCGCGTGATTTTTGACCCTTATCACTACCACAACGGTCGTCCCATGTGCGCCTCTGCCGATTTTGAGCCCAACGCCCGCGACAAGCGGATCGTGGTAGCCGTGTCACCCGATGACGCCGCCCAGTGCTTTGCCAAAACCTACAACCGCGCGATTAAAGACGTGCAGGCGATCACCGTATGACTGCCAACACCTCGCCCAAGCATTTGCCAAAAAGCAGGGCTTACGCAAAGGCAGTTTCTAACCCATTTTTAAATCCATCTGTTAACCCCACAAAAAGGAGTCTTGCTGTGAGCGCTTATCTCTGTGGCCCTATGACGGGCTGTGTCAATTTTAATTACCCCAACTTCCACGAGGCCGCGCGGCGGCTGCGCGACCACGGATGGGACGTCGAAAGCCCCGCCGAAAACACCCCACCCCAAGACGGCACCTGGGAAAGTTATATGCGCATTGCCGTGCAGCAAATGCTAACCTGCGATTGCGTGATTGTGATGCCCGGCTGGAAAGCCTCTACAGGCGCTAACCTTGAGCTTGCCATTGCGCACGCGCTCAATATGCCCACTTACTACGACGAGCCCGCAGTGCGAGACCTTAAACCGCAGCGCACCGACACCATCAAGTATTGGCTGTCGCAGCTGCTGGATGGCGTGGTATCCCCAAAACTAACGGGATGGCTAAAAGCATGAGCCACAAACGCAAACCCATCGCCGACAACAACGCGATTTATCGGTTGTTAGCCAAGGTCACACCGTTTGACGACAGCGAGGTGACGCGCCTCTCAACACCCGTTTGGCAAGAGTGGCACATGCTCAAAACAGGGCAAGGCACCCAGCGCAGCGTGCAGCTGCTAGCCGAGGTGTTTAACGCCTGCCTAGTGTCCGCTGAAAACGTCAAAGGCGACCCCGACGAGCTGTGCATCGAGATGGTCAAGCGCGGACAAGCCGCTCTGCAAATCATCATCGACCGCCACCAGCGCCTAGGCTCATGGGGCGTCTGCTACCAAACCCTAGAGCACATCCCGCCAGTCATCGAGTTTCACGATCAGCTATTGGAGCGCTGCACACCCGCACAGCTACAGGCGGCGCTGGAAGAGGCGAACCGCCGCAGCAGTCAGGGTCATGTTTTGGAGGCCGCAGCGTGTTGAATGCTCCACCCACCCGATTCGAGCCGGTCGTCCAACTTGCCGCCGGCAACAAGTACATGCCACAGCTGACGCGCGGCCAGTTTTTGGATGCGTTCACTCTGCACCTGCCAGAAAGCCCCAATTCCACGGGTTTAACAGGCAAGCAGCGCTTTACCGCCGCACTCGCCGTGCAGATTTGGGGCGACAACGCCAACAAGGCAGTCGAAGAGCTCGAGCGAGCTTTTGCGGACACAAACTCGCAAATTAAACAAGGAGCGCTGAGCGCGTGCCGCAGAACCTTGGGCCTACCCTACTGGGCTGATGTGGTGGTCACTCTCAGATTAACAAAGCCTGCCGAGCTGCATTGGTATGGACGCCAAACCGTCGAATGCCAGAAATGCGATGGCACAGGGGACGTACGAGAGGATGGCGACTCAGAGTACGTTGAATGCAATCACTGCGACGGAGAGGGCCACATCACCGAAGAAGAAGCCGATTTTGTAACCAATTGGGAAGGTGAATTGATATGACAACAACACCCACAAACACACTCACTCGATCCGAAAAACTCGACCTACTGGCCGCATGGTCTACCCAGTACACCAATGCTGACGTTGCCACCAATCAACTGACCGATCTGTTTGGCGACATTACCGAATCCAAGCTGAACCGGACCATCTGGCAGATGTTTGACGCACACACCGACGCTCTAAGCCTCTTGCTGGGCGACATTGCTACCGCGCTGACGTCCACATGGTTGCATTGGTTTTGCTACGACAACGACATGGGGGCGCGGGGGTTTCAAGCAGGGCACAACGGCCAACTCAAAACAATCAAAACGTTTGAAGACTTGTTGGATTTGATTGAGGGCGGCACCCAGCACAAGGCAGCAGCGCAACCATGAACCAAGACCTACCACCACTAACCACCAAAGCGGACGACCGAGCGCCGCTGCCACCTTTAAGCCGCGAGATGATGCTGTTTGGCATAAGTCTTGTCTACGGCTATCTAGATCGAATCGAAACCGCCAAGAGCCAAGAGCAGTTTGACACCGCCTTGGCACTTGTTAGGAGCCAAATCAAGGGGATTGCCGACCAATTAAGCACAAAGCCCACCCAACCCGCACAGCCAGCGCCCGTAAACCAACAACCGGAGAGCATAAATGGAAAAACTCGCACTGATCTTTTACATGGCAGGGAGCGTGAGCTTTCTGATCGGGTCACTGATCCTGTGGTTCAAGTAGCAGCACATCCACTACAAAAGCTTTACTACGAGCTTCTGTTTGCGGTGGCCCGAATGCACCCCAACGAAACACGGCATCAAACTGCGCTGCGCTACATAAGGCAGGCAGAAAGTTCCGGCGAAGATTCATGCGAAGCCGCCCACGGCAACACGAAAGGCGGTGAGTGATGAACCGAGAATTTTTAATTACTAAGTTTGTTTGCGCGGCATGTGGAAACAACCTCAGCTTGACCTATGACATGCCCACCAAGTCGAGTTCTCACTCGCATGGTGAGCCTACGGGTGCGGCGATGGTTGAACAACGCATCGCGGTCAAACCCTGTGAGTCGTGCGCTGCGCCACTTCAACAAATCCGTTCGGCGCTGGCAACGCTAGCAAAGCAAGGCGGTGAAGCATGAGCCAAGAAATCACGATCAAAATAAAGCGAGATCTTTTCAGTTTTCACAGTGAACAGGACTGGATCAACAAGGCCCAAAGCCGCTATGCAAATTGCGGTGTTCCAAAGGGCTACTACGTCACCATTGATGCTTTTGGGCGCGTGATGCACCGGGGTCAATGCTTCAAGGCCGCAACGGAGCAAAACGCTTATCCGGTGACTGTGTACGAACTAGAAACCAACTGGATCACTGCCGCACCAGAGAAAGGCCAGCCATGACCCGCTACCAAACCTTGCGGAGACTCGGATGCGGACGCCTCACTGCTTCGCTTGTTGCTTTGATGAATCACCTTATACATGAGCCTGCCGGACAGGTGCGGTTTATGGGGGCCACTGTTTATTGCAAGATCAAGGAGAAACCATGAAAAACTCAAAAATAGAGTGGACAGATCACACATTCAACCCTTGGATGGGTTGCACAAAAGTATCTCCGGCTTGCGACAACTGCTATGCGGCAGTATCTACTCCAGCACGGACACTGGGCATTAACTGGGGTGCAGGCCAACCTCGGAAACGGACTATCGCGGCCAACTGGAAACAGCCGCTGCTATGGGACAAGCAAGCAAAAGCCGAGGGTGTGCGGCGCAAGGTCTTTTGCGCTTCACTGGCTGACGTGTTTGACAACGAGGTCGATCCACAATGGCGGGCTGATCTGTTTGAGCTTATTCTCCAAACTCAGAATCTTGACTGGCTGCTGCTGACCAAACGCATTGGCAATGCAAATGCAATGATTTTTGAAGCATTACAGCAAGTGAATTACTCGGTTGTTGGTTTCCACGACATGAGCATCCCGCTAAACGTCTGGATTGGCGCAACCATCTGCGACCAAGCCGAAGCTGACCGTGACATACCAAAGCTGCTAAACGTACCCGCAGCAAAGCGGTTTTTGAGTATTGAGCCGCTGCTGGGGCCGATTGATTTAACGCAGATTTTTGGGGTCACGACCGAACTTAACGCACTCACGGGCGTAAAAACTTACACAGCCATACCTGATTGCAAATTTAAAACGTTTGGCGACGCAATTGACTGGGTAATCGTAGGGGGCGAAACCAATGGAAGGCCAATGCACCCTGACTGGGCGCTTAGCCTGCGCGATCAATGCGCTGAGGCTGGCGTGGCATTTTTCTTTAAGCAGTGGGGAGATTGGCATCCCAAAATTTGGTTTGAAGGCGGTGACATCTGTGTTGGCGCAGACGCAAAAGTGGAGGCTGATATTTGCGGCACTACGATGGTACGCGTCGGCAAAAAAGCCGCAGGCCGCTTGCTTGATGGCGTAGAGCATAACGAGGTGCCGGCATGAAAGAGGGCACAGACAAACGCCTCGTGTGTTGGTTTAGCTGTGGCGCTGCAAGTGCCGTAGCAACTAAATTGGCAATTACTGAAAACCAAAAACTGGTCAAACCTTTGCAATTGGTCATAGCTAGGTGCATCGTGGCGCAGGTGATCTGCGACGGCGTGGACGCTAACCGCGAGCAAGTGCGGCGCGGCATGGCGTGGGTTTATGACAAATACGCCACCGATGCCAGCCTCTACAAGGTGCAGCGCTCAGCGCAGACCTCTCAAATCGGGCTTTGGGCAGATAACAACCCAATGCCGCCGTGGCAATGGCGCAACTTAACCAAATCAAAGCCATGACCGCTGCCAAAACCTGTGATATAGTCCGCTCAGGTGCTGATAACACCTCCAAAGCGGATACCGCACCCGTCAGCTAAGCGGTATTTTTTCGCCCATATTTTATGGTCGAGTGGTGACGAAATACAACACCCGAAAGGGGAATACGTCAGCAGCTCTTTGGACTGTTATCAACACTCGACCGCCTCGTCTTTGAGGTTTTCCCCTGATAAGGACTCCAAATGCAATATCTCACAATCGGCAATTCTGCCATTCGCATCATCGACAACCTTTATTCGTTAAACGATTTGCATAAAGCAAGCGGCAACGATTCAAACCAGCAACCCGCATTTTTTTTACGAAACGACCAAACCAAAGCGCTTATTGCTGAAATTGATAAGTCTGCAAATTTGCAGAGTGCGTTAAAAATAGTCAACGGCGGTAAACTCAAAGGAACATACGCCTGCAAAGAACTGGTGTACGCCTACGCCATGTGGATCAGCGCTGCATTTATGTTGCAGGTGATTCGCGCTTACGACGCGATCAAAACGGGCGGCTACACCGTGCGGCCTCACCAAGGCCTGAGCGCTGACGAGGCGGACATGCTTCGGCGGGTGCTGACCCAGCACGCCGAGTCTTTGCCCAAGGACGCGCAGGCTGCTTTTATCATCAAGGGCTGGGCAAAGCTGAAAAGCCATTTTGGTTGCAGCTACCGCGACATTCCATCCGGCAAGTTCACC